TTCTGATTCTATAAATACAGTATATGTACCATTTGATAAGGTACCAGATAAGTTTCTATAAGTCCCCGTTATACTTTTTGTGTCATACTCTTGACCATTTTTATAAATGATTATTCTACCATTTATAGTTGTGTCTGCATAAACATCTAAAGAATATTCTAAATAACCACTTGTAATTCCTGAAATTTCGAATCTATCACCAAAACTTCTTACTTCTGGTATTTCTACTCCATAATCAATTAAAAAACCTGTAACTTGTTTACTAACTGTTGCTTGTTCAAATACATCACCTTTTTTTCTATGAAGCCACATATATAAACCATAATAAGCTTCATTTGTAGTATTAAAAAAGTCTGTGCTAAATGTTAATCCATATTTGTCTTCTATTGCTTTAACTATAGCGTCTACTTTAATAGCATATTTTAATTCTTCCCAATATACTCCTGAATGAACTGGATTAGAACTTAAATCTGATTTAGGTTTTAGATCTCCACCATCTGCATTAGGATATGCTGTTTCTCCAGTACCAGAATAATATAGTCTAGTAGTGTGAGATATTAATGGTGCTATTATACCTCTAGGATATGTTAATGTAGAACTATCAGCTCTTGTGTATGTTTTAGATAATCCATCAGTTAAAGCTTTATATACATTATTACTTTGTGTTGTTGGTGTTGCGCTTGTATCATAACCTACATATGTAGTATCAAAATCTGTTAAATCTAGATTACTTAAATCATCATCTCCTAATAAATCTTTTAAATCAATAGTATTTGCAAAAAATGTTATTCTGTATGAATTTGGTTGTCCATCTTGTAAGTCAACCCCATTTAATTTTATTTTACCTGTTTTAAATGGTCTATTATTTAATTCTATTGTTGCATCCTTTTTTAATCTTGCATCAAATCCATTTGAAATAGAATAATTATAATAATGTTGAAATATTTTATTATTTGTTTTAGAAGCAGGAATATTAAATGTTCTAGAAAAGTCTACAAATATTCTAGATATATCCTTTACATCCTGAATAGACTGAACTATATTAACTGATTCATCTTCAAATAAATCAACTCTAGTTCCTTCTATATATAATTGCAACACTGTATTCATTATCTAACTCTGTCAATATGTTCATGTGCATGTTCTACTTCAATAGTATAATTAACTAATTTATCATTAGCTTTTGTTTTCATCGTTAATGAGTTAGTTACTATATCTATTGGGTGTATTTCTGTGCCCATATGCATCCATACTTGTTCTGACAACATTAATTGTTTCATTGACTCATTCATTCCTTCATCTATAAAGTCAGTATTTAATGTCATTGTTTCTTGACCTGTTTTTCTTAATGTTCTATATTGATGTGTTGTTTTAGTATATGTTCCCGCTGTAGATATATTACTATTTTTATATTTCTGAACAGTGCTTGTCATTGTTTCAGTACTCTTACCACTAAAATAAATATCTTGTAATGCTCCATATTTATTTACAAATGTAATTTTCATTGGCATATATTTACTACATGGTAATCTTTTAATAGTTATAGTCACAGCAGGATTTGCTACAGCTAATTGTGTGGTTGTTCCTGTAAATGATACATAATTAATACTACCAGCGGTCATTACTGGTATAAATCCACCTGTGTTTTCTGGTACATACATTGTTGTATTGTCTTGCATTAAACATGAAGTATTAGCTGTATCACAAAATTGTTTATTAGTTGAAGTATTCCAATAATCCCAATATCCATCAAATCCTTTATGTGTAAAGTTTACTGGAGATCCTATTGTTGATCCACCTGCATTTAAAGCATCATAAAATGTAATTTCACCAACTATACTTATACTTTGGTTTGAATAACTTCCAGCATAAGTAATATCTAAATAATCTCTACAAAGTTCAGCTATTTCATAAGTAACAGAATTAGTTGGTGTGTCTTTTATTATAGTATATCTTAATGTACCATCAATCTCTAAAGTTAATTTAGCAGATTTAGCTCCAGCTCTAGGTTGTGTTACATAATAAGGACTTCTTAATAATATATTTGCCATGTTTTATTGTTTTATTGTATATTCTAAAAATTGTTCTATATCTAATGCGTATGCTTCTCTTAATTCTTTTGGTAAAGTTTTAAAAGCTTTTTCAAAAGGCTTTGTAAAAAATAAGCTTGCTTTAATTCCTTTATTCCATATAGACCATGATACAGCGCCTGCAGTTCTTTCATAACTCATAAATCTACCTTTAACATCTCTAAACTGAAATCTTCTAGCTGCAACCCAACCTTTAATATTATTTGTCAATCCACCTTGCTTTCCTGTTCCTGTACCAAATCTAAATGGACTATTTTGTGATTCTGGATAAGTACTAGTATAACCTTTAACACCTTTGTCTTGAAACTTACCATAGTCTTCCATTTCAAATTTCAGATCAAAACCTTTTGGACTACTATCAATAATACCTTGTAAAGAATTATAAAGCTGCTTAGTTACATTCTTTTTCTTTCTAGTTAAATTAGCTCTAGACTGTGATATAACATATCTTTTAAATGCTTCTAATGCTTTTCTTGTATTTTCCTTCTCTAACATATTGTCATATCATTTTGAATCTTTACATCAAAAGTAGCAACCCATCCTGCAAGCTTGTTTTCAAATCTATCTATAAAAGGTTCGCATGTAACATCTGCTTCTACTTGGTATTTATCTGTATATAAATCTCCTCTTTGTAATAATGCTATTAACCTATCTAATACTCCTAGTTGAGTGTTTAATACATCTTGCTCATTATCATTACCCACAAATAAATCTGTAGTTTCTTCTTTACTTATATCCACTATATCCATACACATTACAGATATATTAAAAGTTAATACTTTAGAATTAATATTACATTGATTAACCATTACATGAGATAATGGAAATATAGTTTGTTTATTTAGATCAATATTATCAAAACTTCCATAAGAAACAGTATTTACAAATGGCTCTGCTTCTAGTGTTTCTTTTATCTTATTTGTTAAATCGTAGAATCCTGTCATTTAGCTTTGTTTTTAATTAAATTTCTTTCTGCTTGTAATTTATCTTGCTCATATGCTAAAAAGTAAAATGCTTCATGCATATTTATTTCACTAACTTCATTAATTTTGGTTGCATTTCCTCCACCCAATCTATATAGCGAGTTATACCATCCCCATTTCCTAGCAAAGTTTGCCTCTGCTGAAAAGTCGACTTCATTATCACCTCCTTGTTCAAAGATTTCAGGATAGTTTTCAGTAACTCGTTCTTTAAATTGTAAAAAAAAAGTACTGATCCCATAACTATATCCATTGGCATTTGCTTATACTTTTCTGCTTCTTTAGCACCTTTATATTCCTCTATTATATATGTATCTTTATACGTGTCTGTTATTGGTCTATATAATACTGCCATTGCTTTATGCATATTATTCCAATCACTTAATGTAGTATCTAAGTCTATATATTCACCTAAAGTTATTTTATCTAAATCAGGGATAAAACCATAACTAACATTATCCATAGTAAATGTAGGTATAAGCTTTACTTCTTGCTCAAATAAATCGTTTATTATTTTAACTACTTTTATTACACTATTAAATTCTACTTTAATAACGTTCTGTAAATTTAAATTACAGAATATCTCTATTGTCTTGTGTAATAAAAAATTAGAATTTTGATTCTCTTCGTTATTTATCTTATGATATTTCTGATATTGCTCTAAACTAATATCTCTTAAAGAATCAGGTACTTGAATTTTTACTTTCATATATATATAATAATATATTTAATTATTTGTATAATATATAAATATAAAAAAAGGGACCAATAAGGTCCCTCTAATTAACAATAAAACTAATTACATGAAAAACTAAGGTGAGTTATCCACCTTAATACGTTGCTGTCTATCTAAACTATCTCTTGCATTATTATATGCCCATTCATAAATATCTCTTACTTTATCGTGATATTCTTTAGACGATTGTATATATTCTTTTTCTCCAACTTTTATTTGTCCTTTATAGTCTAATACTATTTTAACAGGTGGTTTTTTACCTGATCTTGTTGGTTGTGGATAGACTCTAATATCGTTATTAATACACCATTTGAAAATCTTCATCTCCATCTCGTAATCTTTTTTTGTTTTCAGATTTAGTGGCTCTTTCAATTTTGTCAATAGTAGATTGTACTGACAAAAATATATTTATTTTTTGATTAATATCTATATCTTGACAGAAATTTATTTTATCAGATATATTTTCTAAATCCTTTTTAATATCCTCTAATGACATAAAATGTAAAGTTTATTAGCATTATCATCCAGAAAGTAAATTGAGGTAATCCCCATACAGTATACTTTATTATTCTTTTCTGTAGTTCTTTGTCTACTTTCATATTAATTTCTTTTTTTGTTGCTTTCATAATAAGATATAATATGATAGTGTTCCAAATATCCAACCTAATATACCTATTATTAAATAGGTTATTGTAAACCAAAAAAGCCAGTACTTAAATCCTTTCATTATTCTAAACCAGCCTCCTTTCTCCATTTTGTAGGGTTTTCTGTATAATCTCTCATAACTAAGGCTTGTATGTCTTCTGGTGCATTAAAGAATCCATCAAGTTCGTCAATATTATAATGGACGACAGCTATAAAATCTAATGTGTATATTGTTGTATTTCTCATGTTCTTAATTTTATGATACTAAATTAACAAATTATGTTTATAACAATTGTTAAAGAAATGTTAAGGTTTTGTTAAAATTTACCAGATGTGGTATTCTCCTTTATTAGGATCTTGTAATTGTGAAGTTAATGCATACCTTGCAGCGTCAATACTATGATCACCAGAAAGTGGATTAGGTTTTTGAAGTGTATTACCTTGTTTATCTTTTAACCAAACATATCCTTGTAATTCTTTTATTAAATTCTTTGATCTTTGTGTAACAAATATTTTATTTTGATTTATTAGATTAATACCATAAACAATACTATCTCTTCCTTTGGTTACTGGAAATACTTGATGTCCATATGTATTTAATTCTGCTATTGATTTAGGTTCTGCTGAATCTGCCCAGATACTTCCTAATATAGAATTGTTTTTTAAATATTGACTTATATGTGAATTAAGCATTCCTTTTCTATATAATACTTCATCAAATATATATCCATCATCTAATTTATATAAAGCTACAATAGAAGCTTCATCTACGGAATAACCAAAGTCTAATCCATGGCATAATAACCTAGCGTGTGGTGGTATTACTTCTATTTGTTTCCAATCAGGTATACAAGCACCTTCTAATGTACCTATTTCTCCAAGTCCATATACTTTCCACCAATTAGACCAATAACTACTAGTCTTTGCTTTTATCTCAGCTTTTTCTATTTCTCTAACTATAGACTCTGGTAACTGATCATTATCTTTATAAGTTAAGGTTATAAAGTTTGTATCAGGTGTGTTTACTAATTCTTTGTCTACCCAGAATAAATTAGTTGGGTTATAATCAAGCCAAATATCACCAGAGGTACGTATACTTAATTGCTGATAGCTTTCAAAGGTTACATTATTACATTCATTAATAAATAAATCTGTTCTTCTAGAACCTCTTAATTTATCTGGTTGGTCTGTACTAAAAAATTCTATATAACTACCATTTGAAAAAGTATACTTTAGAGTGCTCCTGTTGTACTTTTCTTCATAATACCTATTAAGACCTTTAAGAATATTAAGAAAGTCTTTTAAAGCACCTCTACGAAGGTGTGGGACTGATTCAGATACTACACTAATCTCTAAACCTTGGTTTCTTATAGCTTTATCTATTAAAATTGATAAAATACAAATAGTTTTTCCAGCAGAAGTTCCACCTCTAACTATTTTAACTCTATTGTGTAAATTCTGTAGTTTATCGAGTGCTGTAGTTCTTTTAACTCTCATTTATTTGCTTGATCAATACAAATTGCATACCTTTGATCTCTTTCATATTCTTTTATCATTAAAGGGTCATTCATACATCTTTGTATAAATTCCTTTTTTCTTTCTCCTGATTTTCTTGTGGGTATTGGCATTAATCAATAAATAATGGTGTATCCTCGTTTATAGTAATATCTTTAGTTTCTCTTGGTTTACCTGCATAGTAATTATAAAAGAGTTGTACGTATTTAAAGTCACCTCGTTCCACTCCTTCTTTTAAAGCTAAAAAGGCAGCATCTTCAAGCGGACTTAATTTCTCGATCAGATTTATTTCATCCGCTTTTGATTTTCTACCACTACCTTCTCTTTTTCCTCCGTGTGCCATAACTTGAAAAAACTTGATTATTCAATATTACTTTATAATATAATAAAATTTATTATTATTTGTTAATCAACATTCTGTGTAATTTTTTCTTTTAAGTCTTCGTATTCTCTTTTTAATCTAGCGTAATTATTTAATAACTCCTCGAAGTTACGACTAAGTTTTCCTTCTAGATTATGTATACCTAAATACTCTTTAAACTCATTTAATACTACAAAATATAAAGCTTTTAATGCTGGATCGTATTTAATCCAATGATCAAAATGGTTTATAGCATGTAATACTGTTGCGTGTGTTTTACCCATATCATCTCCAATATGTGTTAATGTAAACTTAGTGTAGTCTTGTAATATCTTATAATATATACCTCTGATTTCTACTAATTGTCTTTTTCTACATTTAACAGTTTCAGGATCGTTAAGGTTTATTCCTGTATGTCTTTTAATTATTGCTTTTAATTCTTTTTTTATCATAATCTTTATTTTTGGTTTAGTTTAATTTATTTTAATAGTTTCTTTTTAATATTTAAATAATAAATATATTCATTAATTGCCATTTGTATTCCAACGCAAGCTTCGTAATCTTCAACGTTTAAATACATTCTTATCGCGCTATTTAAATCTGGAATTTTAGCTCCTTCGATAAGATCTATCCAGGCTAAAGTATAATAATGAAATTCATTTTCGGTCATGACAAGGTATCTCGAACAACATACTCATTTAATTCAAATTCTTTATTTATAAAGTATTGTTCAAAAACCTTAATTCCATATTCTAATTTATCTTTGCCTGAATTATAAAAAGATTCTTCTACATCATATATACCTAAATCACCTGTTGATTTATCTATTACGAAAAAGTAAAAATCTTTATATTCTATATTAAATAAGTTACAGTATATGTATAATTGTACATCGTAACCATATTTCTTTGCTGACCATTTAAATGCTTTTAAATCTGAGGTTGTTTTTAAATCTGCTATAAATCCATCTCCTAATACGTCAGCTTTAGCTCTAAATGGATAACCATGTAATATATCAAATCCTGGTTGTTCAAATTGAGCACCCCTTGTTAACTCTTGCCATAAATCATTTTGTTGTAATGCATCGACCGTATACATCGCTTTGTCATATTCTTTTCTTGTATATACAAATTGGTCTGATCCTACTTCAATTACTTTATCTTTATATTTTTTTGTTGTTGCTGATTGTACTTCTACTATATGACATAAACTATCTAACTTCTCTGGTTCTAACGCTGCTAAATGTATAAGTCTTCCAGTTTTAAAAGCAGGACTATCTGATTTAAAATTTAAACTTCTTGCATAACTCTTAGGTGAGTCAATAAGATTTTTAATCGCTGAACTACTTAAAGCATATTTACCTAATTCACCATAATAAAATGCATCATCATACATTTTGTCAAGTAATATTTTCTTGTCATATACTTCTCCATTAAGTAATTGTATTTTCTCGTATCTATCTTTTTTAGCATGGATAGACTTCATTTCTGCTATAGAAATAAAACAAGTTGTATTTGAATTAAAGCTTGGTGTTACGTTAGTTAACAATGCTTCTATTTCATGTGGTTTACTAAATTCAAAGCTTTCATTATCTAAATTTATTTTAACTCCATCTTTAGCCCAATTTCTAAAGTTTATTTTAGGAGTCATAAATGTAATATTTT